ATTATTAAAAGCACAAACCGAAGAAGGATCTGATCAGTGGGAAGTTGTAGAACTACCTGCGATCTTACCAGATGGTGAACCCGTGTGGCCAGAATTCTGGACAAGTGAGGAATTACTTAAAACAAAAGCCTCGATCCCCGTTTCCAACTGGTTGGCCCAATATATGCAGAACCCGACTGCGGAAGAAGGAGCAATCTTAAAAAGAGATTGGTGGCGTGACTGGACTCACCAACATCCACCGCCTTTAGATTATATTATACAAAGTTATGATACAGCATTTACTAAGAAAGCATCTTCTGACTTTAGTGCTATAACCACGTGGGGAGTCTTTACGACCGAGGCCGACGGACAAAATATAATACTGCTCAACGCATTTAAAGACCGGTATGACTTTCCAGAACTCCGGCGTGTAGCATTACAGGAATACAGGGACTGGAATCCTGACATGGTAATTGTCGAGGCAAAAGCTTCAGGACTGCCTTTGACTCACGAGTTAAGGCAAATGGATATACCTGTTATTAACTTTACTCCTAGCCGAGGAAATGATAAACATACAAGATTAAACTCTGTTGCCCCTCTTTTTGAGAGTGGCAAAATTTGGGCGCCTATGCATGAACACTTTGCACAGGAAGTAATTGAAGAATGTGCTTCTTTCCCATTTGGAGAATATGATGACTATGTCGACAGTACGACACAAGCCATTATGAGAATTAGACAGGGTGGTTTGGTTCGACATCCTGAAGACTATCAAGACGAGCCTGTGGTACGAGGAGAAGTAAAGTATTATGGCTAAAAAAACTATTATCGACGCAATCACAAAACTCTATTCTAAATTGGGTGGAAACTTGTCTGATGTCCTTGGTACCCGGTCCAATGTCAATTTCATGGGAACCGGTAAGTCTTCAGAACCTTTCTTAGACATGGATCTAAACATAGAGGCACTAGGTGCACTATCTCAAAGTAAAGCAGTAAACGAATTAAAAAGTGCAGTAGGTTTTGCAACCGCTGACAAACTAAACGATATTCAAGCAGGTAAGTTGTTGACTAACATGATGAAGATGGATGAATTTTATAATCCACCTGTAGTTACAAACATCACGGACCTGGCAACAGGGACCAAGGACCTGGATGCACAGGGTTTAGAATCTTTAAGAACTAAAGTTTTACCTGATGAAGAGAAATCAGCTTTAATGTCTAGACTAGATGAGATCGTTAAAAATAAACAAGCAAAAAGACAAATGACTAAAGATGAGTATGATGACTTTATAGATGAATTAGGTGGTGAAGAACGATTAGAAGCTTATTCAGATTTTGATGGCACACTTGCTTCTGCAACTAAAATTTTAGCACAAGACAAAGCTTACACAAGTGAAATGGAATCATTATACAAAGCAGGAAAACTAGATCCTGTACCAGGGGAAGCAAACAGAGAAAGATTTTTACAGAAAAAATTTAACGAGATGGAAGCGTCTGGTGACAAAAAATTAATGACTAGAGATGAGATAGAAGAACTATCTGCATTTGAAAACACTCCTCCAGTTAGAACAACACCTTTCGATGAAGCAGTTGAATACAATGCAAGACCAGAAGATGTTGTACAGAATCTTGTAGATCAAAAATTTGGTATAGGTTATTTTGACAATGTTGGAGCAACTCCTGCACAACGTGGATCTGCTAGAGAATTTTTAGTAGAAGCATTAAAAAAAGAAAATCCTAATCAAACAAATTTTTCAGATATTATAGAAGCTGTTGATGTAAAATATATTACAGAAGGTGGCGGAGGACAAGCAGGTGATCCTTTAGCATTAGTTAATAAATACTTTGGTCCAAGAATTGCAGAGATGGTTCCATCAGGTGCAAGCTCTGAAGAGATTGCAATTTTTACAGATAGAGTTTTAAACAATGTAGTCGATGCAAATGGTCTACGTCCAGGTGATCCAAGATTCGATAGACTAACAGCAAGGTTTATAGAAAACTTTGCAAGAGGCGGACTAGCTAAGATCTTGGAGGTTTAATGGCTAAGGCACCAAAAGGTTATTTTTATAATGCTAGAGGTCTTCTAGTAAAAAAATTAGACGCATCAACTATAAAAGCAATCAAGTCAAGATTTCCAAACAAAACATTTGACTTTAATAAATTTAAATATGGAGTCCCTCAATCAGATCCTATTATTGATCAATTAAGAAATATGAGTCCTGAAAGAATGGATACTATTAGAAAAAGAAGATCTCAAGAAGATTACAAAGCTAGAAGAAAATTAGAGGCAAATACTTATTATGAAAGGAACAAAGAAAAAGTTTTACAAAAAGCAAAAGATAAATATCGAAGTAGTGAAACTGTAGGGGATACGGGTAAAACTTTAAAAGAATTAACAAGAGAAAAAAATATAAAAGCAATAGTTAAGTTACAAAAAGATCAAGGTGTTTTTCCAAATGGTTACACTTTAGGTAAAAATAGAATAGGAGTATACAAACCAGAATTAGCTTTGTGGCACAGTTTGTATAGATCTGCAAAAGACGGAAACGGTAGATGGACTCTTGATCAAAAATTTTTTAATAACCTACCTATAAATGAACAAGGAAATAAATCCTGGGCATTAAATAATTATTATAAAAATATAAAATTTACAGACACAGCTACCGGTGAAACAATTAAATTAAATGATACAATAAAAGGAAAAGGTAAAACTTTAAAACAATATTTAGATACTACTATTGCAAAAGAAACAGGAAATAAAAATGTTTTTAATAAAGCAAAAAATTCTTACGAATTAAAAAATAAAATAAAAGACACGACATTAAATTACAAAGGTCAAAAAGAAACTTTAGGTGGTTTGTTGGCTAAAACAGGAATAGAAAAAACAGGTGAAAAAATTTATAGTCCTTTTGAAGTTCATCACCCCTCTGGTGTTAAAAATAATTGGTGGGATAGTGAAGTAGTTTTTAGAGATGCAAATAGACAATTAAATTATATTGATAGTAAATTACAAAGAGATTTTAAAAATGCAAAAGATGTAACCGAACAAAACAAAATTCTTTCGTCTGCTTCTAAAAAAGTAAACAAGCTTCCAGGAGGAATTTCTTATATTTTTGAAGGACAACAACTAGGAACAAACATTCCTACAGAAGAAAGTATTTCAAAAGCAGCAGCTACTACTTACAAAGATAGAGGTGTTACACGAGCTGTAAATTTATTTTTTAATGACGCTAGAGCTGACGCAGCGAATAACGGACCAATTTGTAGAATAGTCGGATCAAGAAACACAGGTGGGTCTATGGTCAGCTGTGTTGATGCTGTTGAAGATGCCTTACAAAAAAACCCTCAAAAATTAGCACAAGAAGTTAATCAACTTCCTTATGAAGAAGGACCTTTCAACAAAGTTAAAAACGCTGCAACAAAATTTTTACAAAGTCCAAGATTAAGAGGTGCTGGTAAGTTTGGTGCGATTGCAGCAGGTGGTGCAGTAGCCGCGGGTTTTGTTAAACAATTTATGAACGACGATCCAACAACTTATTTGTCAAATGAAGAACAACAAAAAAATTTATTAATGGATATGGTAACAGGATCATTAGATGATACACCACAAGAAAGTCCAGCAATCGGAGATGCCTATCTTCCAGCGTTAGGAGCAGCAACCGTAGCAGGTACAGCAGCAGTTGCACCATCAACAATCGATGCAGCAAGAAGTGGCGCGTTAGGTGCAAAGAAATCCGGCATTACAAAAACAGCATTAAAAACTTTAGGTAGAGGTTTAGCTGCAACCACTACACCTCTTGGATTACTTGCAACTGAACCTTTGTATTTAGCAGATCAAGTACAACAAGGAGACTCGTTAGGAGAGATAGCAACAAACCCATTTAATTATTTTGGTGCAGCGTTTGCAAGCGATGCAGATAGAATTGTATCTAGAGGACTTAGTCCCTCTATTGCAAAAACAATGAGACTAGGGATTAGCCCTACAACTTTAAAAACTGTTTCACGTAGATTTGGTTTACCAGGTCTAGCATTATCATTAGGTATTAGTGGTTATGAGACTTATGATGATTTTAAAAATAAGAGAGGTTTTTTTAGTAATGAAGAATAAAAATCTTGTGGTAAATATGCAACACGTTAAATTTAATGCAATCCCACCACTTAAGGGACCAGACTCACAAGGGTTGAATGTTCCGTTAAAACAAGCTACAACAATAAAGAACTCGGAGAATATAAATGGCAGATATAGACAAAGCCCTACCAAACGTAGAGACTGAAATTAAAGTACCTGGCGAAGAAGAAATCGCTGTAGCTCAACAAGAAACAATTGATGAGCAAGTTGGTCCAGATGATATTGAAGTAACTCAAGAAGAAGACGGTGGTGCAACAATTAATTTTGATCCAGAAGCAGTTAATGCAGGTGGCGGTGAATCTCATTTTGACAACTTAGCAGAATTATTACCAGACGATGTTACAAGTAAACTAGGTTCTGAACTTGCAGCAAATTACAAT